AAGTATCAAAAACAAAGGGTTCACGTTCAAACCCTCTGCCTCTTTCATTTCAACATCTGAACTTTTGGGCGGTCTTAGTTGTAGATTTTTATTCTGGAATAGATACGGGCTAGGTGCAGGCATTTCAAGCGAATTTAAGCCCTATCTCTACATTGACAGGCGTATCTCTGATTTTATTCCCTTTTTTCAGAATACGTCTGTTGGTGTTAGTTATGACGGTGGAGTTGGACTAATAGTATCAGTTTTTTTATAAAGCGAATAGAGGATAACAAAATGGCAAAAAAAGAAACACTAGACGAATTAAAAGCAAGGGCAAAAGAGTTTGTTATGACGACTTTTACTACTTATTCTAATCGTTCAGAATTAGAAAACAAGTGGGAACAGAACGACAAACTGTATAACTGTATTCCTCAAAAAAAGACTTATATTGACGGAGTCGCTAATCTTAACCCACCTACTACTAGAAAAGCAGTTAGAACAATGTTAAATACAATAGACGAAATAATTTGGAGTCAGAAACCAGCATTTAGTTTACAGGGTGTTGGTGGGCAAGGTGATAAAAAAAGAGCCGAGATAAACGAAAAGATTATAAATTTACAGCAAGAGAAGATTAGATTTAGACAAAAACTAAGACAGGCAATTCAAAGCGAACTAATACACGGATTTGTAATAGCAAAAGTACCTTACGTCCTTAAAGAGAAGTATGTTGTAGGTAAAAAGGCAGATAGAACAGGTATCTTGGAAATAATTAAAGGTATTTTTGAAGGTGAGATTAAACCACAGAAAAACAAAGTCGCTATATATGATAACATAGACTTTATACCAATGAGCCCATTTAATATGTATTGGGATTATTATGCTAAATGGGAAGACCAAGAAGCAATAATTGAAAAAATAAGCGACGTTTCGGAAAGCAAATTAAGGCTTATGCAAAAAACTTCACCTGATAGTTATTTTGATATTGACAAAATACTTAAAACCTTACCAGATACTCAAAAAGAAACAACAGATGACGTAAATAAATCTGAAAAAATGGCACATACTTCAGAAATAACAGGGCTTACGGGTAATTTTTCGCCAAATAAAAAAAGACACGAGTTGTTAGAATGTTGGTGTAATTTTGATATTGACAATGACGGAATTGACGAAGAGTGCGTTATAACTATTTTAGACAGAACAGAAGTTATAAGGCTTGAACTTAACCCTTACGATATACAAGAAAAACCTTATGTCTTTACAAGTTGGGAAGAAATTGAAAATGCAGACAGTTTAGGAAACGGAATATGTCAGTTGGCTTTAAACAGCCAGTTAGCTCTTAATGACTTTACTAATCAATATATGGACAATAACACAATGAGTTTGGATTGTATGTTTATTGTTGATACTATGGCAAATATACCAAAATCTCAATTAGCTTCAAGACCTCGTGGAATAATTGAAAGCAATGCAGGAGTTGATGCAGTAAAGCCTTTAAGACCACCAAATACAATGCAAGAGGCTATGTCAGGTATAAGTATGATGAAGAACGATATCGCCGAAATTAGCGGTGCTACTGCTAATATGCAAGGACTTCCTTCTCGTTATGATACAAGTGCAACCGAAGCTAGTCTAATGGCAACTGCTGGACAAAGAGAAATTTTCAGTAAATTAAGAAATATTGAAGATAACATTATAAAGCCTTTCCTCAGAAAGACTTATAGTTATAATATGCAGTTTATGAGTTTAATAGATATTCAGACTATATTAGGTGAAGAGGCTTTTAACTCTTTTTTAAAAGAAAATGCAATAGTTGTAACGTCTTCTTATGTACCACCTGTTAGCGATGTCTTGTTATCGGATTATGACTTTATACCTTTAGGAACAACCCAGACCGAGAATAAGATAATTAAAGGACAGCAAGTAATGAACCTTTATAACATAGCATTAAGAAGTCCGCAGGGAATTTGGGATACCAAACAACTTGCAAAACAAGTTTGTAAGTATGTACTAGATGGTGATTATTCAGTTTTAGCACCAGAGATGAACGATAACTTAATGACACCAACTGACGAAAATACTTTAATGTTGCAAGGCGAAAGCCCAACTGTTAAATTGTTAGAAAATCATTTATTGCACGTTCAAATACATCAACAGATGGACTTACCACCGTTTTTAGAACCGATAAGAGAAAAGCATATTATGGGACATATTAAGTTCCTACAAGTTCAACAACAGCAACAGAGTCAAGCAGGTATGCCGCCACAAGAACAACCAGTCTTTGCACCTAAGGGAATAACCGAAGGACAAGCAGGACAAGTTCAGGGATTAGTTACACCGCCAGTTAGTTTAGGTGGCTTAGAACAAGGAGGTATGTAATGGACGACAGTAAGAAAATAGCATTAGGCAGACTATTAACCGAAGTTGCAGACGCTAAATTTATAATAGAATATCTTGAAGAACAAAAAGAAGTTTTAACTAATAAGATATGTTCGGGAGGGCTGACGCCAGAAATAGTAGTTAGTAAAGACGGTATTTATACAACCGTAGTAAACAATATGGAATTTGCCGAAATGAGAGTTTTAAAGCAAATGATAGCGACATTAAATTCGTTCAAAAATCAATATAAAGAGGGGACAAAAAATGAAGAATGAAGCTTGTGATGTAATGGAAAAAAGTAAACCTAATTTGAGAGTAGATGATACAGATGTTAAAAACTTAAAAGACTTAAGTCTTGGCGAAGAAGTAACAATAACTGCGACTTGTAAAGTCAAGAATTTAGGAATTGACGATTATAGTAAAAAACCAAGTGCAACAGCAACATTTGAATTAACTGACATTAAAATAGTTCCACGTGAAACACCGATTGAAAAGATTAAAGGTGCTAAAAGTATGAAAGACTTGGAAAAAACTGAAAAGGAGATAAAGTAATGCCACAGAAAAAAAAGAAACAAATCCCAAAAGTTGAAGTTAAAGAAGTTGAACCTATCAAAGAAGAAGTAGTTGAAGAGCCGATAGTTAAGATTGACGAAGTGCCAGAAGGACAACCAAAGTATGTAGCAGTTGAAATTAAAAGATGTAAAAGATGTGGGGCGGAATTAGACGAAAAGTATAGTAAATGCCCGAATTGTTTTGCACCAACAAGTTGGAATGCGTAGTATAAAAAAGGAGACTAAAATTATGGAAAATGAAAAAGCGACACCAGAAGTTGAGATTAAAGTTGACGAAACACAACCCGTAGTAGAGGTTGTTAAAGAAGAAGTACAACCAGTAGCACAAGTAGTACCAGAAACCGAAGTAGATAACGAAGAAGACCAAAAAGATGGCGAGTCTGACAGCGACTATCTTGACCGTATGGAAGCAAGTATCAACAAAGCAAGTAAAGAGCCAAAAGTTGTTGAAGTTGCAAAACCTAAGGTTAAGGAAGTTAAAGAAGAAAAGACGCCGATAGATGAAACACTTAGAAAAAAGTTGAATATCCCCGAAAAGTTTAAGTATTTAGAAGATGTAGTTAAATGGGGGAGTGAAGCAGAAAAAGACAGAGGTAGGTTAGATACAGAAAAAAATAAGATTTTGGAAGAAAACAAACAGTATAAGGCTGAGATTGACGAATTAAAGGCGAAAATCGTTAAAGATGTTGACTCCGGAACAATAACAGCAGAAGAAGGGCAAGAAGCAATAGACAAGTTTGCAGAAGAATTTAACGAAAATCCTAAAAAGGCTATTGAAAATCTTATCTTAAAGACCGAACAAGAGAAAGCAAAGAAACAAGAAATATTAATTCAAAAGCAACAGGTAGAAGAAAGGATAAAAGAATTACATAAGACAGCAGAAGAAGAGTATGCTGAAATTATGAACGGAAGAGAACCATCAGAGATTGAAGAATTGACAAAAGAACTAAAAGAATTATCAATAAAAAAACCTTATATTGTGAGTCCAAAAGATTTGTACATTCTTTTGCAACACGATAAGGAATTAGTACAAAAGAAGTTAGAACAAGACAAGGCTAGTAAGCAGAAGGAAAAAGTCGGTGTAGGTTCAACTATAACTTCTCAATCTGGTAGGGTACAGACAGAAGGAGTAGCTGAAAAGATTAAAAGCGTAGGTAGTTTGGAAGAATTGGAAAAATTAGAAAAAGCAATCAACTAATGACCTTTGACTAATTTAACAATGTAGAGATGTAAAATTTCGGTTAAGACCTTTTATTTTAAAGCAATCTTATTAGAAATGCGAGTTTTAAAAAAAATTATAAGAGGATAAAAAAATGGCTATTACAACAACTAGTACGATAAGTCCAGCAGTACAGGCTTATTATGACAAGCAGTTTCTTTTGACAGCAAAACCTACTTTGATTTATTATCAATTAGGGCAGAAAAAAGTATTACCAGCAGGAAATGGTAAGACGGTATATTTCTCAAGATATATGCCACTTGCTATTAGAACAACACCTTTGACAGAAACGTCAGACGGTGGTATTACAGCAGGTTCAGGAAAGGCACTTTATACACAGGAAATATCAGCAACGGTTGCAGAATATGGCGACTATGTAGAAATTGCAGAAATTGCTTCAAAGACATCTATTGATAAGGGAATTAAAGAAAAAGTAGCAATCGTATCTCAACAGGCAAGTGATACAATTGAAGAAATTATAAAGTTGAATGTAGGTACAGGCTTCCAGAGAATGAGAGCAGATGGCGACGCAACGTATCAAGCTGACACAATAGCAGATGGTACATTTGGTACTACTACAACTTTGGTTGCTAGTTCATTGACACAGGCTGACGATTTTTGGAATGGTGGATATGTAACATTTACAAATCCAGCAGACAAACTTTACGGAATTACAGTTAAAGTATCTGACTTTGTAGCTTTAACAGATACATTGACAGTAGAAACATTGCCAACAGCACCAACAGCTATTTCAACATTTAGAATAGTAGTTGGAACAGGCATATCAGCAGGCGATGTATTGTCAACAACTGTTATTAAAAAAGCATTGAGAGAATTGAAGAAAAACAAAGCACTTCCTTTCGCAGACGGTAAATACGTTTGTGTATTAGACCCTGATATTGAATACGATTTTATGTCTGATACAGATTGGAAAGGCGTAGCAACATACCAAAATGCTAAAGCTCTTTACAACGGAGAATTAGGAACTTGGTTAGGTGTAAGATTTGTAAGTGCGACAAGCATTTACAGAGAAACTGTTGCTGGTGTTTATGACCCAGCAGGTGCAGTCCACGTTGCAACACTTATGGGTAGAGAAGCGTTTGGTGTTGTAGATTTAGAAGGGGACAAGAAGAAAATAATCATTAAAGACGCAAAAGATTTAGGACAGCCATTGGAAATGTCTAGTACAGTAGGTTGGAAAGTTGGATTTGCTTCAAAGGTATTGAACGGATGTTTCGGTATCAATATTCTTTGTGGAGTATCAGCTTAATGTAATTTGCGGGGGGGTAGATTTGTCTCCTTCCTACCCCCCTGCTCTAAGGAGTTTCAAATGATATGGTCAGAAATATTAGCAGAGATAAAAAGATGTTTGAAAGAACCAACGACTGGTGGACATTGGACTGACGCAGAGTATTTGCGTAGGGCTAATGCTATCCAAGATGATATATGTATGAAAAGTTTTTGTTTACAAAAAACAGCAGATTTAGTATATGACAGTAGCATAATTCGTTATGCACAACCAGCTAAGTGTTTTAAGATAAAAGAAGTTCTTTTTAATGGTAAAACTAAAAGATTAATAGGTATTACATCAGATGAATTGGATTTAAGGGCAAAATTTGGTGAACAAGACTGGAGAAATACAATTGGCGACCCTAATTATTATTTTCAAGATGGCGTTAATATAGGTTTATACCCATTATCAGCGAACAGTGCAACAACAGATATTGTTACTATGAAATATTACAGTACACCAACAGCTATGACAACAACTTCAAGCGTTCCGTTTGACGGGTTAGACTCTTTAACAGGGGCTTTACAGGCTTTAATTGACGGAGTTGTTTACCGTTGTATGTTAGAAGACCAAAATGAACTATATCAAGTCTATAAACAAGAATATAATACAGCAGTAATTTTATTAAAGAACCAAATGGGTAGTAATCCAGACGCTTTGAGTAGCATTGTTATATTAAGACCACGAGGATAATATGAAACAAGAACAGCTTATATTGGAAAGTTGGCAGGAAGGGTTAATATCAAGAATTTCAAGTGATATGATACCAAACGACGCAATGAGTGAGTGTGTTAATGTTGACTTATCAAATAAGTATATACCGCAGAGTATTAAAGGACATCAAAAGTATAATCCGACGGAAATAGCAACTGCACCTATTAAGGGTGGAATAGTCTATAATAACTCGGAAGACGGAGAAATTATAGTAGTTGCTTGTGGTGGGTTTCTTTGGTATGCAAAATTAGGAACAACGACTTTTACTAAATATCAAATAGGTGGAGTTGATTTAACTTTTGACGCTACTGTTAATGTTGAAATGGTACAATATAACGATAAATTATACATAACTAATGGCAAATACCCAGTTATAAGTAATACAGGTTATTCAACGAGTTGTATTTTGGTAGTTAATAAATATACACCTTATGTTTTAAATAGAACTAATTATTACGCTTGGAGTTATTCAGGAACGACTTATTATACGACTTCTGCAACACCGTCTCACGGGGATGCAATTTATTCAGATACAATTGGAACAGCTTCAACAACTACCGTAGATGCTTTTACAGGTGGCGATACTTACTTTATAGGTTCGGACACACATCAATATGATAGACTTGCAACAGCAGACAAGAATAACAGCGTTACACCGCAAGGGCTTAGATACTTATTTATACATCAAGAACGACTTTTTGGATTAAGCACGATTGAAGACCCGAACGGTATTTATTGGAGTTTACCTTACGACCCGACAAGCTGGACGCCGATTTACGGACTTAATTATGATACAGTTGGTAAAGACGATGGCGAAATAATAACAGGTGGTGCAAGTTTTAACGAAATATTTTTATATGTATTCAAAAAACATAACGTATATAGATATATGACATCAGGCGACATTGACCAATGGGCTAGTAATAAAGTTGACACCGACTATGGTTGCGTAAGTCATAGAACTATTAAATTGTTTGAGGGTAATTTAGTTTATCTTTCCGATAACGGAGTAGTTAAACTTAACGGCAATCAGGCAGTTTTAATTGACGACGCAATTCGTGATAAAACAACTAATGTAACTTTAGGTTCAGGTGTTACGGTAGAACGTAGTTATACAAAAGAACAAGATTGGGACGCTTCTGGAAGTAGTGCGAGTGGTATTATAACCTTAAACAACGAAATAAAAGCAGTACAAAATGTAACCGTTGGCGATACTTACACCAACCTATTTAGCGATTATGAAACTTTGGGAAGCCAAGTAACTATTGGAACTGATAATAAATTGACTGTTACTGTCCCTAATCGTTCAACTGGGTTTGAAAGTACCGATGATGTTGTTGTAGCAACTGATTATCCACCTGGGTTTAATATTAGATGTGGTTTAATATTAGGCAGTAATAAAATCAATAAGATAAAAATATTTGGTGGGTACGGATATACATCTGCACCTAATGCGTCTGCATATATAAATATGTCTATATATACTCAATATAACGACACAACTCCCATAGCAACATCTGAAAATATTTTAGTTTCAGATTTACCATTGTATTCATCATCAAATTGGATAACATTCGCATTTTCAACAACAGTGGAACTAACTTCAACTACTCAATACTGGATTAAAATAAGTACATATTTAGCACCTACTGTTTATATAAAAGTAAAAAGAGCTACTAGTGTTGGTGTTGGAACATATTATAACAATACAAATTCCCCTAATTATGTTCATTATGATAATTATCGTATGGGACATATTGCTGGTGTATGGGACGACGCAAATTATACTTATGTTTCACAAGAATTTGATACAGAAGCAACAAATGGATTTGATTTACAAAATGTAACCACAATCGGTAGTTTTATCGGTGCAGGAACAGGTAAAACAAGTGCAACAATTTATTTAGCGACTTATGATACAGCAGGAACTCTTTGGGGTGATATTGCTTCGGGAGACATTAGCACGATAGACACAACCGACCCTGACAATACAACAGGAACTACAAGACGTTATGATTTAACGGTAACAGGAAAACGATATATTAAGTTTAAGTTACTTGTTACGCCAGAAGTTATTTATACAGCAACAACACCGACGGTACACGTTTTAGACAGTCTTTTGGTACAAAATGAAAAGGCTTATGATTATGTTAGCGAACCATTAAGAATTACAAGTACAAACCCAAACGGTTGGCTTTTATCAACATTTGGCAGAACAGGGACAAGCGACGCTGGAAATCTAGCAAAAATATATATGAGATGTGCGGTTAATGCAGGTGCTTTGGCTTCTGCAACATATTATGAATTATTATACGATACACTAATAAATGCTAGTATGCCTTTTTATCAATACGTTCAATTTAAGGTTGCTTTCCCGTCAAATAGTGATAACGTCGTTGATACGATAACTGTTAATTTCTTAACTACTGAAACAATCGTAACGCCTTGTGCAGAAGTTTGGAAGACAAAATATATTTTAAATATGCCTGAAAACAATACAGTCTTAACTAATTCAATAGAATATATTTACGATAAGGACGGATATTGGATAACAAAAGATACAGAGTCTAATTTTATTTATTTTAGAAGTGCTAATAATTTATTTGCAGGGGATATAACAACAGGTACAATAAGATATAAAAATGTTGGATATACTAATGACGGAGTTGCTTATAATTGTAGTTTTACAACTAAAAACTTTGCTTTATCTGATTTTGAGAATTTATTTAGAAAGTTAAAATTTAGGTATCAATCTCTAGGTGTTCCTATTACATTGTCTTATAGTGTTGACGGGTTAGATTATGTAGACATAACGATACCGGTAAGTACAGGACTAATTGAAACTTTACACTCTTTGACTGGAATAGTTAGAGGACAGACGATACAATTTAAATTTAGTTGGGATAGCGACGGAAGTGCAGAAATACACAAACTTGTTTTATTGTGGAGTCCATTGAGAGAGTTAAATATATGAATCAACCTTTAAAATTAAATTTACAAAGTACAATGAAAGATGTTGATGTTTTAATGGGTATGTTATTTACTCAAAAACAGGACTCGGCTTTTACTGTTTTTGATAACTTAACTGACGCACAAATTTTGGCAACTTTAAAGAATAAAAATATCGGGTTAAATAAGACTAGCACAGCATTAGTTTTAGTTGTTAATTATGACGGAACGCTTTATAAAAAGACTATTGTTGATACTGTTGCACCAACACCGACAGTAAATAATGGTATGCCTGATTTTTCAACAGAAGTTGCGAAAAGCAATGACGTTGAATATACAGCAACAACTGACTTATATGCTATTATGATAAGCAATGCAGGTTCTGTTGTAAATTGGGGAGTAAAAATCACTTACGATAGCGTACTTTACGATTTTGCTACAATGGACATATATAATGCAAATGACACAACAGTTCCATTTACTATTAAAATACCTAATGGTTCAAAGTATGAATTTAAAAATTGTAGCGTTAAAAATGTATATGAATTTATAGAGGTGGTATAAATGTTATTATATGCAAAGATAGTTGATAAAAATTTAAAAATATGTGATGTTGGAACAAAAAATAATGAGGCATATTATAAAAAATTAGGTATGACATTACAGGAAGTTGAAAAAGGATTTGACGGACAATATTATCTTAAAGGCAAAGCACCAAAAGAACCAATAGAAAATGTAGCAAAAAAATTAGAAGTTGATATTGAAAAAATAAATCTTTCACAGATAAGAGATATTGCTATTAT